GCGAACGGCGAGCTGATGACGATATCGACGCGTCCGACGTCGGCAACCAGGAACGCAGCCATCTGCGCAGCTTGCTTGCGTCCTTCGGAGGTGAGTGGACGTGTGGCGTCCAGCGGATGACCGGGCGCGGGCTCGGCGTGGCGCTGAAGGTAGAGCCTCACCGGCGAAGCCCCGCCCGGCGAACCTCCGTCCATACGTGCGGGAACCATCGGCGAATCCCTACGCCGCTGCAATGCGACGATGCATCATCAAACCGGTACTCCTGTCCGCATTTCTCGCACGTGAACGATGTCATCTTGTCTAGCAACCTGTTTCGCCCGAGTTTAGCGAACGCGCGATTGCAGCACTTCTCGCCTTCCATCAGCATGTTCAACGGAGTGCGCTCAATTGCCGCGAGCTTCTTCTTGCGCTCGGCCTCCATGATTTCGGTGATGTTCATGCAGCCCTCCTTTTGACGGCTTCGATCAGTCGCGCGAGTTTCGCCACGAACGCGCTTTCCTGCGCCGGTTGGGCGCCGGGCGCTTCCGGCGTTCCCGGTGGTGGTGGCAGCGCTGTCGTCGCTGGAGCTGGCGAGCCTCCCGGTAATTGTGGCAAGCCTCCTGGATTCGGGAGTGCTTTGCCGATAGGCGGAGGCAGTGGAACTTTCGTGCGCGACGGATCGTAGGCCGGTTCGTATCCGGGTGTTCCCTTGACGCCCTTAGCATTCGGCGGATACATCTCGTCGAGAATCGTTTCAGTGTCCTCGACGCCGAGCGCTTCAAAGAGCAGCCGCACACCTTCGCGCTCGTCAATCCCGACGATCTGGCCGCCCTTGTTTTCGAGCGTCATCGCCGTTGCGATTGCCGTGATGATCGCCGGCATGTCGCCTTCTCGGATCGCTGGGAAAGTAACGCGAACCTGAATCTCATCATCCTTCGGCTTTGCGGCTTCGTCGTACACACGCAAACCAGTGGGAAGCGTCCGCCGCGGAGCTTCGTTGATACAGATCACATTACCGGCGCCGCGGGCTTCGCGCAGCTTCCCGCTGGTGGCGCCGGCGGAAACGCTGAGCACGTACTTCGCGATCACCACAAGATCATCCTCCCATTCCATCTGGCGAGCGCGCATCCCGAGTTCGGTTGGGCGGTCGAGGGTCGTCGCCGTGGAAAGATTCGAGGTTTCCATATCCCCGAGCCACGTGGGAGGAATTCCAAACACGTTTCCGATGTAGACGTTGTAGGTCAAGCCCTCTTTCGGGTCGAGCCCCTGGTTGCGGGAGTTAACCATCCGCCACTCGGTGCCTGGTCCATGCGCGAGCTGTGACGCATCCACGGGTGTTGGGTTTGAATCCCAGAGCGAATTACCGGGAGACGTGTTCACCTGCGTTTGGAGCTGGCGCTTGGTTCCCTCGATGGCCGCCTGGCCGCCCTTGGTGGTGATGTCCCAAGCGATCTGGGCGTGCGAAGCCGCAAGCGTTGCGCAGCTCTGCATGTACCGCGCGGCGGTCTTGATCCATTCGAGCGCCGGGTAACCTTCGGGGCAGCCAAAGTGCCATTTTGCCACGCCACCGGATTTGCGGTGCAGGATCGGGCAGCCCCACTCAACTGGATCTACTCCGATGGTTGGACCAGCGCCGGGCGGTTTCGCGAATCCCAGCGCCGGATACCAAACTGTCTGCGTAACGCGGGATGTTTGTCCGGTTGCGGTATCGAATTGATCCGATGTCCAGATGCGCTTGAAGAGTTGCTCTTTATCGCTATCGTCCGGGTCCGTGATGATCTCCTGGATCTCTGTAGCGTCGATCCTGCGAGCATCGACCTTGCCAGTCTCAAGCGTGTCCGGGAAGAACACCCAGAATAGATTGCCGTCCATCGATTTCGCTCTTTGCGTAGCTAGCAACGCGGTCGGGCCGAACGTGCGCCGGTTGCGCTCGAAGAACTCTTGCAGTACGGCGTTGGCGGCAGTATCCGTGCTGGTGATCTCCACGCCGCGGCCAAACACGTACGCCGCAACCACGTCGATTGCTCGACGCAGGAGCGGTTGCTTGACGTAATACAGACGCGAGATGAGGATGATTTGCTGGATTCCCCACCGCGAGAACTCCAGCCAGCTCAGGTTGATCTCTCTCCGCCAGTTCACGTTCTGCAAGGCCAGTTCGATATCGCCGAATGCGCCGACTGCGGAGACCGGGATCGTCTCACGCAGGCCGCGCAGCGCCGCTTCCTGAATACGGAGCATGGTCTGGTTGGCTTCCTGGATCAGTGTCGGGCCCGGCATGGCATACGCTGGACCGGAGCCGCACATCATCCGCGCTTCGACCATCTCCGAAGCCATTTCGCGGAAGCGGTTGAAGTTGGTAGATTCGTCGGGCGTCAGTCGCGAGATAAGGTCGCGAAGGACGCGGTTTTCATCGGAGTAGTCTTTGCGAGGTGTGAGCGCTTGCGTCCACCGAATCAGGAGTGCGCGGAGGAACCGCTTGACCATGACAGGAGGATATCACGGGTCACGCCGCTCCGAAGAAATCCAGCCCGGCGAACTTCTCGGCTCCGTGCTGAGCGATCAGCCGCTTCAGCTCGATCTCCTGCCACGGTGCCTTATCCTCCGACAGATCCAGGTAGCTCATCAGGTGCGCGTACGGAAGCCACCAGTCGAGCGGGACGTCGGCGCTCGAATACTTCATCGGATCGCTTTCGTAAACCGCGCGGCCGTACATCTGATTCAGCTCGGCTTTGAGGATCGCATCCGTCCCGCACCGCTTCCCGTTGAGCATCGTTGGCGCAGGCCAACGAAGAACCTCTGTCGCCTTGTAGAGCGCCTGCTTCGCCCGAAGCCTCCGCTCACTCAGGAATTGCAGGTGCATCAAGCCGCCTTGCTCCGGCTTGAGTGGCGCGTGGAAGTTGCGACCGAGCCCCATCGGATTGCGGTGGTGGAAGTCGCGGCCATCGTGGAGGGCCCAGTGCGCAGCGGGTTCGTCCTTGAAAGCCATCGAGACTTGTTGGCCAGGGCCCCAGACGCCGCTCGTGAGATAGCGGTTAGGAGTGCGCGGAAGCGCGAGCCACGGAAGTTGAAGGACGGTTGACGGCTTCGTGGTCTGGATGAGGCTCTTGATATTTTCCCGCGCACCTGATAATCCGAGCAGGTTCCCCGTCAGGATCTCATCCGCGTCGATCATCGCAATGTGAGTTGCGCCGCGCTCACGGGCCGCTTCGAGCAGGCGTTGCCGCTGCGCCATCTCGACCCACTCGGCCTCCGCCTGTCGGAGAACCGTCACGCGCCAAGGATTCGCGTAGGAGATATCCTGAACGGCTTCCAGCGTATGCACGATCTCCGCCGAATTGTCCGTGCAGGCGTGCAGCCCAATTACGATCTCATCGCACCACATCAGCGCCGCGCGCGTCGTCAGCCCGAGGCACCACTCCTCGTTGCGCACCGGCATGATTGCGACGAGCTTCACGCGGCCTCCCTGAATGCGCGCACCCAAACTTCCTCCGCTGGCGTGAAATCGATAATGGTTTCCATGACACGCTCTAGTCGTTCGCGTTGAATCGCCAGCGCGAGAATCGCCTTGGCGTTTTCCTGCGCCGGGGCTCGCTCCATTTCGCTCATGAAGGTTTCACCCGCGTCTGCAAGTTCGCCCATTCAACAAACCCAGGATTGATCTGGCGCACCACGCCGATTGCGTGACATGGCACGCTGAGTCCGGCAGAGGCAGCGGCGGCCGCCTCGGTATCCGTGAATACACGGTCGATCTTCGCAAGTACCATTTCTCCTTTGTCGCCGCCGAACAGCGCGCAGCGGTGCTTCTTGCACAGCGCGCGGAACTCTTCGAGAATATCCTTCGCCCGCTCGGGATCGTTCGGGTCAATTATCATTTTTCCTGGTCGTTGGGGTCGATAATCATTCTCCATCACGCTTGAGACTGGCAAGGTCGATGCTCGCAGGATCGACCCTCACGAAAAGACAATTCTCGCCGTTGCGTGCCAGCTCGCGGTAACCCGCGTTGGCGGCAATGGGGACAAGTTCCGCATGCCGGTGGTCGTGCTCGACGCAGTACAGCTTCGGGCGAAGCGGGAACCTGAGCGTGGCAAGGAATAGATCCGCGGAACCGCCCTCGACATCGATATCGATGAAATCGAAGTTTACGCCGAAGCGATAGACGAGCAGCTCAAGCGTGATTGATTGCGCCAGGAACGAGCCGTAGAACTTGTATCCGCCGTCCTGCCAGATTTTCAGCGCGGCCTCGCTTGATGTGCTGATGGCGTCATCGGTCGCGTGTATCTTGACCAGGTCCGTATGCTTGGTAACCGCTGCCATGACGAGAATAATCCGCGGGTCATTTCCGTACTCCTTGAGGAGCGTGGTCATTGGGCCCGGCGAAGGCTCGACCATCACGCCAGACCATCCGCGCTCGTACAGCGCGCGCGTGTTCGACAACAACTTGGCATCGTAAGCGCCAATGTCGAGGAACCGACCATCCGCCTTCCCTTCAAATACCTGGCCAATCAGCGCCTCTTCGTTGTTTTGTGAGTAACTCATCCCATACCTGCTATCTTCAGCACGGTCGTCTCGTCCGCCTTCCCGCTCTTGCCGGGAACGGTCGAGTAACCCGCCTGGTACGCAACAAATCTAGGCCACGGAGTCAATTCCGTCAAGCCGTACTCATGGGCTATGAGACTCAATGCGCTCTGGTCCTGCCGATGACCGGAGCACCTGGGATCGTAACTGACGAAACCGACATTGCGATAGTGGTGCGTCTTGTCGGCCGCGAGTGAATTGGAATGCGGCGCGGCGAAGCCGGGCTGATTCGTCGCCTCACACCAGCGGTTCACCGCGCTCCGTATCCGCGGATCGCCGAGCTTCAGCCCAACGATCCCGCTTGCCACGTCCCGTATCGTCATCGCGTGGTCGCGGTCGAGACCAAAGTTCGCGAGCATCGTATCGTTCGTCCATTCGCCCACCGTGAAACCAGCCGGAGCGAGATAGTAGCTGTGATCCCAGATGAAGTCGATCAGCGGCTCGATATGCTTGATCGGATAAACGCTCGCATCGATCAGCAGCGCCACTTCCGCACCGCTATCCATCGCGTATTTCATCGCCCACGGCTTTGCGGCGTAGCCGGTGTAATTGACGTCGTCCAGCACCAGTTTCGGCGTGCCAGATGGAAGCACGTTCAGCCAGCCTTGCAACTCATAACCAGGCGACACTCGCTCGAATTCGCGGATCTGGCGTTCCAGGCCCTTGCGATACCAACCCCTGTAGGCGACGGTGCAGATTATGACCCGCATAATGCCTCACTCCCTGGAAATCCTTCCTTGCGGCGGCGAAAGAAGATCGCCTCCGCTTCCTTCCAGTGCTCGGCGCTAGCCCATTTCTTCATATGCTCTGGAATCATATCGACCGTGTAATTCTTCACGCGACCGGGATGCATATGCATCTGTGTCAGGTCGCGCCGCTCCCAGTACACGCCGAGCTGGACGGCTACGGCTCGCGCCTCTTCGTCGACAAACATGTGCTGGTACTCGGGCCACAGCGGGCCTTTGCCTTGATTCACACGCTTGCAGTATTCACGCCCGTACCAGGCCGAGCCTGCAATGCGGTCGATGTAAGCGGAGCGCATATCGGGACGTGCATGATTTGGATTTTCGCCCCATCTGTCGCCCGTGGGCTGCATCACTCCGAAAGTGCTGAGTGAGTTAGTAATCTCACGTCCGACGCGGCGAAAGTGATCTTCGCACTCCTCCGCGATCTCATCCGCGGTGTGGTTCGGATCTGGGAACACATCATCCGCGGCGGCGATGAACCATTCGGCTTCGGAATCTCGTTCGAGCCTCACATGCTCGATGAGTTGATTCACTGCCATCGCATATCCCGGATAAGTCGGCGACGAGTAGTACTCGTCCGCGATTGGCGCAGTTGATCCGTTGTTCCGGTACAGCGCGATCTTATATCCGCGCTCGTGCCATGCCGCTGCCCACTTCGCCACTTCCGCCACGGGCCGCGCGGATGGGATCGTCACCCACACACTCAAGGTTTTCTCCTCCCAAACCAAAATCCGAACCAAATCGAATCGCTGCCAAAGAACCAGCAGCAGAAATCCGTCACTAACGCTCCAAGTACCGCCCAACCCACCGCGTGGACTATCACCGCGTCATCCTCTCTCGACAATACTCATCACAAGTCGGGACCCGTTTCCATTGCTGCGAGCCCATCGCAACGTGCCTCTCAAGATCGTACCCGGTGCTGGTGTTGCCGCCGTGAATCGAGGCGATCATGCGGGGTAATCCGTCGCGCTCGGTGCCCCAGCCCGGATGTGAGTCGAGTGATGTTACGCTCAGCACCTTGAGATAGGCACACCACTTTTCCTCGACGCCCTGATTCTCGTTTCGGAACGGTCTCTGCTCCCACGTCCTTCGCCAGTAACAGAGGGACGTGCCGAGTGCGTAAGTCAGGAATGGGCCGGTGTAGAGCCACGCCGCGCCATAAGACGCGCCGCTGTAATCTTCTGTCGGCGGCGCATCCACTTCGAGCGCCGGGCGTGTTGGCTCGCGCCAGAACAGCATGTCGCGATAGCCGACCGCGTCCCAGCCGCTCTGTTGCAGTAGCGCTACTTGCTCGGCAATGCGGTTTGGGTGGCTCCAATCGTCGTCGTCCCAATGAACGAAAATATCCGCGCCAGTCCGGCTTTTCGCGTACTGATTCGCGTAGTTCCGCAGCGCGCCTATAGTTAGTCCGTAATCAAACGGAGCCCACAAGCGCTCTTCGGAGTTGGAGATTGTTGCGTAGGCGTACGGGAACCGGTCCACCACGCTGGTATCGAGAATAAAGATCCGCTTGTTCTCGTACGCCTGCGCTCTGAAGGATCTTACAGCCCGAGCCGCCATTTGCGGGCGATCCCTGGTTAACATAATCGCGCAAACGAGTGGATCAGCCACGAATAGCCGCCTCAATCTCGCTCATCTGGAGATGTCCGTCGAAATAGATTTCAAAATCCCCATCTTCGCGCGGATCGAAGCGCTTGAAGTATGCTCCATCATCAACCTTCGCCATCATCAGCGCTACGATCCTCAGCGCTGCGCGTTTCACATCACGCTCCATCGTTCCGCTATCTTAACTGAGTCTCCCGCACGGCGCAAGATCCGTACTCCTAGTACCCGCGATCCGGCGGATACGCGTCGATCACGTACCGCTCCAGGCGTGGAACGATTTTCTGGAACGCCATCACCAGCGCTTCGGCGCGATCAGGTGAACTCGATCCGCGGGCGCGAGCTTCGTCCTTGTGTTCGATCTCAATCTTGCCGTTGAGCAGCTCCCGATAGCGCACGTCGCTGAGTTGCGCTTGGCAGTCTTCATCCGTAATGCCGTGGATTACTCCGTCGCGTAAGTGCTCGCGCAAGCGCCAGTAGGCCTCGGCTTTTGCATTCGTGAACATAACCGGGTCGAGCGGAGCGTGGCCCGCAACAAACTCGCGGACATCGAGACCTTCCCGCGCAAGTGCTCGGGCGAAGTGATAACCGACACCCACGATGTCGGCCAGGATCACGACCGGCACACCAGGAAATCGCTTCAGTAAGTTGGTCACAAGCATGCGCACCTCTTCGAGCGGATCAGGTTTCGACCAACTCTCCTGTGCGACGACGTACGTCCCCAAGCGCGCGCACGCCGACGTTTCGTCCTCACCGGGCCCGGCGATATCAAGGCCGATCTGGATGCACAGCCGGTGCGCGTTGATACGAAGATCCTCACCGAAGGTCTCTTTGTTGATTGGGAGCCCCGCCTGTTCAATCCAGTCGAGATGAAACACGGCATCACTTGCCTGCGTCGGGAATTCGCCCAGCACGCGCGATTGAAAGCGCGGGTTGTGCGGACCCCACTTGTGGTACATCTCCTTCACCCAGCGCCGACGCGTTGTGGGAAAGGGTGAATAGTCGAGCTGCTCATCGTCGAGCTGCAACAGCGTGTCCATCGTCAAGCCTTCGAGGTTCGGTGTATCGAACGCGGAGATGGTGATACACGCAGTGGTTGCCCGAAGTTTGGTGAAATCTTCGAACGGTGCGCCGCTCGGCACGGTTGGATTACAGAGCTTCACTAAGCGCACGTCGCCAGACGAACGGATGCCGTCAATCGCATCCCACAACTCCGGCCCGATTCCAATCGCTTCGTCCGCGATAATCGTGACGCGCTTCCCGTGGAAGCCTTGTGCGTTGACACCCTTCGAGCTGGAAAAGCCAAGCGCGTAGCGGCGGTCGTCGATCCTCCATCCGGTTGTGGTGCGCTCCGGTAATTTCGCCGGGATCGTGGCAATCGCATTCTCGATTTCGTTCCACATCAATTTCACTTGGCGCAGCGTCGGCGCGATAGTCAGCACAACGGAATCGTCATGCGCGAGTAGATCGTAAGGCACTTCGCCCGCGATCTCATACGTCTTACCCGATCCGTGGCAACCCTTTACCGACACGGATCGGTGGGTTGCGATTGCGGTTGAAATCTCCCGCTGCTTGCGATTTAGGCGGCGATGGAGAACCTTCTCCTGAAACTCAATCGCTGTGCGGAGCGCCACGCAACCAAGCCTCGAGATTTTGCTGGGTGAACAGCGGCGAACCGTCCTTGCCGGTTAACTCACCCTTCCAACGATCACTGTACTTTTCTGGACGGCCGCCCTTCAAGAGGAAGATTGCGGCTGTGATATTGCGAGCCCCAATCGCTTCCTCGTGGAGCATATCCTCGACAGCATCCAGGCCTTGTTCACGGGCCCGCTGGAAGATATCTGGATACTCCGGGTCTGTCTCCATCCAGTGGTAATGTGAGCCGCGGTCGACTTTCGCGCGCTTGGCTGCTTTTGAGATTGAGCCGCAGCGCGAGAACGCCGCAAGGAACGCCCGTTTTTTAAAGTGTTGAATCTCGTGGAAGTCGCTAAGGCCCATTTGAATCGAAAGTACCATTGATCCGGCACGGTTTGGGGATTACGATCTTCTCATGGAACACATACTTTCGTTTATCACTCCGGCCGATCCGCTGCGCCTGGTCGCATGTGCGGAGGCCGTCCTGATCGTCGTGCTATTGCAGTTGCGCTGGTATCGTAGCGCACGCTGGGACGACGTGCAGCGCCAGATTCGCAGGGTGCGGGAGGGCTAATTGAGCTACGGCGTTGAGATCGAGGGCGAGACGACGTTGATCGGCTGGGATGAGAACGGCGGCCTTAAGCCGTGGTCGGAGATCGAGGCCTCGGCCGTGCTGATCCAACTCCGCCGCGAGTTCATGGATCTTGGCGATTTCCAGCCGGCTATGCGCATCGTCTCACTTCCCCATGAGAAAGTGTGCCGCCATACCGCCTAGGAAGCTGAGCGCCGAGCTGGCACCCAAGATCCACCAGCGGAAGTTTTCGAGGGCCCTGATACGCGATTCTTGATTTGCTCCCAAGAGTAGCTCCAGTTTGACGCGGATCTCAATCAGAAGATCGTGGTCTGATTTGTCGTAGTCGGCAGCCATTGCAGCATAGTCTAACAGTTTACGCTCGTGGCCCGGCACGAACTCAGCTTCCGCTACCAGAACATCGGTTGTGTGAAGAATTTCCTGGAGTAGGCCCATAACGCCCTCCACACTTCGGAGAGTACGCCGAGGCGAAGAGTGTTTCAATCCCTTCAGCACCCGAGCGGGGCACGTCAAACTGCGGCCTGTTTCACACAGCAGGCGCGACCATTTTCAAAAGCATCGGCCTCCGAATCCGTTAGCTGCTTTCCGCCCCGCGTTTGGCCTTTTGGCGTGCCAGTCTTAGCCTTTTGGCATATATAGCAGCAGGAAGGGCAGTAGAGCGCGATTCTAGCCCTCTCCTCGACCAGGTGGCACCTTAGGGCCTCCGACCCCACTTCGACACCACAGGCGTCGCAGGAAGTGGCAACACGGGCGGTCTGGAGGCATGGGCTGGGTTTAAAATTCGCCATGGTAGCCATCTTCGCCGGCCAGTTGCTTCAGCATGCCCGGTAGCGGCTTCGCTCCGAACTTGCGGATGATCTTTTCGCGCGCGGCGTTCGCTTCGGAAACCAGGCCGGGCTCCCTTGACCGCCGCTCCTCTCCCGCAGGACAACCACACCACTTCCACGGGCCGTCGAATTGCCCCGTTCCGATTTGGCCACCGTAGATCCCGTGTCCTCCACAGGTTGCGCACGCGTCCCGATCCGCAACCACAGGTTGTCCCATCGACCGGCACACACACGGTTTCGCGCCGGCAACCTCCAAGCCATCGAATGGGTTTATCCCGCGCGTCTGCACCCATCCTGAGCCGCCGCAAGCGATACAGACGGCTCGCGCTTCACTCACCTTCTCATCGTGCGCAGTGTTTAGAGCGGCGATAATTACACGTATTTCGGCCGGCTTGGGAAACTTCGCCTGGCTGTCTACCCACGAGGTCACGGCGCTTTCGAGGATCGGGAATGTCCGAGCTGTGCGCATCACCCGCAGAACCTCCGCACGCTGCTCGCGGCCACGGGGCCCGAACTCCAGATCCATCATCCGCTCCATCTGCTTCTGCGCGTCTTTCAGTTCGATCATTTCCCCAGCCTCCCGTTTTGCTCCTGCTCTCGTTGCCACACCTCGTACTCGACACGGGTTTGGCCGGGCGGTTTTTTCCTTTTGGGGATTTTGGTCGGAGCTTCCACCGCCGCTCCATCGAGGGGAACGCTTCGGGACGCCGCTTCGTGATCCCCGGTAGACACTTCGGGAGCCTGCGCACCGACAAGTCCACTAACCGGCGAGGCGCTGGACACTCCGTCCAAAAGAGGCGAAGCCGACGCAACCGAGCGCGAAGCGCGAGGTCGGGATTGCGGCAATGGCAATGGCAAAGGCAAAGGCAGGCTATTCACGGCATGTACAAAGGATAGCCTGTGTCTATCCAGATACTTTGTAACTGATTGATCTGCGTGATGCGACCAGTTATGCACTACTAAGCGGTGGCACGGGCACCTATCGAGCCACTTGGCCTCCACTAGGGCGTCACTTAGCTTCCACTGGGGTGTCACTCCCCTCTCACCTGTCGGTCGCTGCCATCCAACTGCCTCCGCAATGGTGGCGTCGGTATACTTCCCGATGTCGCCGCAAGGGGCAAATTTGGCGGTAAAGTGCCAGAGCATTTCGAGGATGCCGACAGCCCACGGACGGGGGATATTGAGGAGCTGGGAGAGGTGGGCTACTTTGGGATTGTCGGGCGTGCCGCGTTTCAATATCGGTCTCCTCATGTCGCACCGCTGGCTCGGCGGCCCATGAGGTAAGCCACCGAGACAGCGGTTGAATTTACGGGTGTCGACTCCCGCTCAGGTAGGATAGGGGTGTTTCAGGCGCGTGTCAAGGCTCTTCTAACGTCCGCGACGGCTTCTTCCGGCGTGGTGACGACGTATACAGCGCCCTTCCATGTCCGGCGCCACTCACTTTGTTTCTTGAGTGTGCCGAAGGAGTTCTCTTTGCCGCCCTTGCGCTCGGCGTTCTTCACTTCCATCAACACGTTGATTCCGGCCACGCCAATTAAAAGGTCGGGCACACTCTGCCCGACCTTGGAGATATCCTGAACTGTGCAGCCGATGGCTTCCAGCGCCTTAACTACAGCGGCCTGGTTGGCATCGACGCGCGCGGCGCGCCTCACTTCTCTTTCTTGCCCTTAGGCGCTTCTAGTTGAGCCTTGACGGGTTTAAGGTCCGCCATTTTGATATCAGGCAGACCCCGCAGCGCATCAAACTCATCTTGTCGCACCGGGCACTGGAAGAACTCGGCGTCATTCCAGTTCGGATCGTCAATAGGGAGATAGGCGACCGCAACAAACGGATCGTTTACCTCGGTGAGTTTGATCTGGCGCTCGTTGGTTTCCAGTTTACGCCTGATTGCGATGTGGCCGGTATCAAGGCGGATGATGAGCCGGTATCCCTCTGGGCGTTCGTTGGCAACCATGCACCGGATATTCTTCATTTCGAAGCCAGCCTGCACGCGCGCGGAGATTCCATCCACCTGCGCCTGAGCTTCGGTGATGCGGGCCTTGTACGCAATGCGGATACTTTCGAATTCAGACTCCGCAACCCGCTTCGATTGGAGCTTCTCCGCCTGCTCGCGAGCCAGCGCGGCCATCTCTTTATCTGTCAAGCTATGCCTGAGATTGACTTCCTCTGTGGTCATTCCATATCCTTTTTCCAAAAATACAGCAAATCAAACACTCCAAACCAAAAGTCACGGATGGCGCGCTCCCGGCACTCCTTGAGGCTCATGATTACTACGATTGCGCGCGACGGTATCAGGTGACACTGATAGCGCGGGTGCATCTCACGGAGTAGATCGTTATCCAATTCGCGAATCCTTGGGGTTATCGCACACATCAAGAACGAAGCGCAGCGCCATAGCCGCGACTTGGATAGCCTCGGCTCGCATCTTCGCCGGGTCGCGAGTCTTCTTATTCTTCCAGACCTCCTCTTTGAGTTCGTCGAGTTCTTCGAGGATGACGGCATAGCCCTCGTGGCCTGAATTGAAACCCTCGAATTTATTTAACGCCCTCCCCAGTTCATCGGCAACATCTAGCATCACCTTCTGAGTATTGATCGCTTCCATATTCTCCTTTTGTGGCGGGGCGGCCTCCCCCGGGATATTAAGGCTCAGTAGCTTTCGCTATGCTGGCACACCTGGGACCGCCCCAACCCAAACCGCCCCGAAGGACGGAAACCCTACGCTGAATTCCTTAATCCCTCTTCCCTAAGGCTCATCAAAACACGCTCCATGTCGCGGAGCTGATCGATATCGCTAGGCCATTCGGCATCGCGCCATACCTGGCCTATCTGGTCCGCCGCGATCCAGAGCCGCATAGCCAACCGCTCGATGCGCTTCGCCCGCGCCTTATCTTCCGCCGTCGCGCGCTTGCGCGTTATGGAGTTTTGCGGAGGCTTCCTCTCAACTTGTTCTGACATGTTCGCCCCTTTCTCCTAGCTCGCATCCTGGTACGCCTTCGCCGCGCTCTAGCGCCGCGCGAATCTCATCATTGTCCAGTTCTGTCCGAACCAACTCGCAGTCGATCCCGATATCCGCCAGGTGGTCTCCGTACTGCCTCCATTTGTCGAGCGGCATCCTGATCGTGACCAACCGATACTCATCCGGCACCAACGCCGGTTGACGGATATTGAGCGGTCTCAGGCCGCCATTCCCCTGTCGGCGCACCCAGTGCAGCGCGCCTTCGAGCTTCGTTTGCCCGAGCTGCTGGAGGCACCACAGCAGCATCCCTTTCATGCGCTCGACGTTGGCCTCCGCGCGACCGGCAAGGACCGCCTGATTCTTCGCTTCTTCGGCGCGGACCTCGGCCTCATTCTCCTGCCAGCGGATGTAATTGCGGACGCTGTCGATCTTCGCCGGCAGTTCGTTCGACAGGTATTGCTTGAGTTGGCCGTCGATCTCGGCGACGCGCGCGGCATCGCCCTCATACTCGGCTTGCTCACGCAGCTCGTGGAGCCCGACGATAGCGACGCTGATATCGTACAGCGACCGCCGCGGCGCGGGTGCGCTAGAAGGGGAGGTCATCGGCTGTTGCGACATATTCTCCCTCCTTTGCGGGCTCGGCCTTCGGCGCTTCCGTGGCAATCTCGCCAGCGGCCCGGCGCAAGCGCGCCTCTTCAATCTCACTCCACACGTCGAGCAGAAACGATTCCATCACCCAGGCGGGAATTACCTTACCCTTTGGGAAGCTGGTGCGCAGCCCGGTTTGCCGGTTCGTGTATGCGGGTAGGATGCCCTCTTCGGCGCAGCACGCTTCGAGGAACGCGCATGCGCTTTTAATTGCGGAGAAATCGCCCTTGCGGAGCTTGTCAACCACCACCATTAGTTCCTCGGGAACCTTGCGCGATGGTCCGACAGGTGCTTCGATCTGCGCCTGTGCCTGTTCCTCGGTAACCGTCGTTGCCTCGCGAATCTGCTCAACCTCGGTTTCGTCCGCGAAGCCCAGTCCGAACAGGGAAAGGGTCGCCCGCCGCTTCGCCTTCGTCTCCGCCTTCATCATCGCGTTCGCACGCTCGGTCGGGCTCAGCGGGACATACGTGCCATCGGGCTCGAACTGATTCCGGCCGTCCTTGTTGTGCCAGCGGCCGCCCTCTTTCTGTATCGGGACTGCGCCTATGGATTCTTCCTCGCGTCCACCCGGCGTGGAAGCGCGAGCCGTCACGATATAGACACCCTCAACCGTCTCGCGCGAGATGATCTTGCAGGACACGTCGCGTTTATTGCGGAGCTGGTCAGTGCAATCCTTTTTCGTGTACAGGGTGAGGCTGACTTTACCGCCAGGCCCCTTCAGTTCCAGGTACTCGAACGGCTTCGTCAGCGGATTGAGATCGAGGCTCGCGCATAATTCTCGGTAATATGTTATACGCTGCGCTGGCGTGAGGGATGATAGGTCCCCCTGAAGTAAGACCTTCTCTAGCGCGTGCGCGTCCGGCGCGGTAAGTGCGGTAAGTGCGGTGCTATTCATGTGTGTATTCCTCCTTGGATGCTGTGTGTGATCTCATAGCTTCACCTCCGCGCGGATATCGCCAGCGAGAAAGCGCGCCGCCGCGATCTCGGCAAACCCACTGCTCTCTAATCGGCCTGCGCGCGCAAGATAGACGCGAGCGCCTTCGAGTGCCACGAGACCTGCCCGCTCCATACCATCCTCACAGCCGTCCTCGATCAACCTGTCAAGGATGTCGCGCGGCACGATTACCTCATCCATTTCGGGTTCGTCTAGGCCGAAGTAGTCATCGATTGTCTGGTTAGTTACGCCAGCGGGGTAGTTGCTTGACATGACCAAATTTTGCCAAGGGAACGCGTACGTGTAAATAGTACTTGTTTCGTAGTACTCACGCCTTTTCAAGTGCCGCCGCCTGCGCCAGCGGCAGAAAGCTAAGGTATTCGTCACGGTCCACACCTGGCCGGGCGATGTACCACGCCTCATCGAGATTCGCCACGCGCTCGCCATACAGCAGCCACGCTGCATTCGCGTTCGTGAGGGCATCAAACAGCCGCGCTTCGGTGTTGGGTGCGAAAGGTACCGCTTCACCCGCATCGAGCGGGATGTTGAAGATATGCTCGTAAACGTCCCGCGCGACGTTGGGATCGCGCATGTTGATTTGCCAGCATCCATAGGAGCGGTCGCCGGTCTTGACGTTCCCGTTGTAGGCGTCCGGGTTGCCTCGGCTCTCGCGCCAAGCGATGGCGCACATGCAGACGACCTCGGAGACGCCGGGCGAAACCTCGACGGTGTCGCGGAAGCCCGCGGCGCGGGCGGTTGAGCAAATCTGCGCCATAGTCATTTTTCCATGATATACTCGCCGGGTATCCCTCCGATACAATCTGTCACTTGGGCGCATCCTCGCGGGTGCGCCCGTTTTTTGTTACCCGAGTACTATTGGTTTGGGTCGCGGAAACGGCTAGAATGGCCGGATGAAGCGCTTTATACTTCTATTCCTCCCGGCCCTCGCTGCCGCGCAGGGCCTCCAATTCTACCCGTTCGGTCCCTGCCGCCTGGTGGATACTCGCGGCACGGCATTCGGATTCGCCGGCCAAGCGCCGTTCAGCGGCCCATCGCTCGCGCCGATGAGCACAACTGTATTCCCATTCCTGTCCTCCGCGCAGGCTGCCACGACAGCCCCGTCCCCGTGCGGACAGATTCCCGCGACGGCGCAGGCCTACGCGCTTAACATCACGGTCGTTCCGCAAGCGCAAGCCAACGACGATCTGGCAATCGTCGCGGTGGATTACATCACGGCTTGGCCTGCGCCGACTCCCGGAGCCACAGCGATGCCACAGCCGGTTGTAGCCACACTCGACGATCCGCAGGGGATGATCGTGCAGAACGCGGCGACGATCAGCGACGGCGGAGGCGGGATACAGGTCTACAACGCTGGGCCGGCCACGACGGATATCGTCATCGATATAAATGGGTATTATGCCCCTGGCCAAGATGGGGCAACTGGTGCGCCGTGGCCGGTCATGTGGAACGGTCCCGGTATGCCGCTCTACCCGAATCAGCCAGGCATGCCGCCGGGGACGGCGCTCGCCTGTTTGCCGTACAGTCCGGTGGGATATAGTGGTATGCCCTACGCCTCACCAGGTAATCTTTACTATGAGCCAGGTGCACAAACGCCAGTGGCTACGGTGGTTGGTTCACCTTTTACACTGACGTATGCCGTGGTTGCGACCGATACCCCGATGACCATAGCGGCCGCACTGGCCGCGCTCGTGAGCGGCAACGCCGGGTTGGTAACCGCGGGAGTAACGGTCAGTGTAGACGGCATGGGTGATTTGACCCTTGCCGTCCCTGCGGCGCTGGGGGTGTTCGGGTTGATCGCAAACTTCGGGACCGGCGCAACGGCCGAATCTATGAGCGTGGCCGGGAACGAAGTGACGGTTTCCGGCACGGCAACAGCGGGAGATACAGCCATCCTCAATCTCAGCTTCTCCGCGGTCACCACCACGCCGGATCAGCTTTGGGTGTGCATGATCGGCAAATCACAGACGGGAGAATGGGTGGCAATCGCCACAGCGCCGTAGATGCGAGGCGGAAGCGAGCGCCGCACAGCCGTCCTCCGCTGGGGGACATGCGCTAATCCAGACTGCGGGCGCGAGTTCCACTGGATGGACTACGTGCTGAGCATGGCCGAATGGGATAAGGAACCAGAGGACCGGATATTCAGGGGGCCCTGCCATTTCTTCTGTTCGCGGTCTTGCTCCGCAAAGGACGCACTGGCGAAGCGGCGCAAGATGCCGCATATCCTCGATACCCGCATCGTCGAGTTATGGGGCTCGGGCATGAGTACGTACGAGATTGCAGAACTCCTCAAGGTGGGACGTGGCGCGGTTCATGGGCGCCTACGGACGTTAGGGATAGCGATGCGAGGGCGCCGCATGCGGAAATTCTGCATCGGTTGCGGACAGCATGCACCGTGGCGAGGGTTTCGTTGCAAGGCGTGCTGGACTGCTAAGGATAGGGCGCGGCGCTCCCGGTGCTACCAGAAACGTCGCGCGAGGGAACTAAACCTGGTCCGTTCCGGGCGGTAGGTCGTTTCGCGAAACCTGCGCATCGCCGAACGGGCCCAGTGTGAAGGATTCATTCGGGAGCAATTGGCGCTGAGGCACGGGCGCGAAGTTTGGATTCGGCGCGGGCGCTGGCGCATTCGAGAAAGTGAAAGTGGGCGTCCCGACGCCGCCGGTCAGATTGCCCCACACGCCCGGATAGCCGACGCCATTCTGAGCGTTGAGCTGCATCTGTATGCCGACGTTGATCGGCACACTGGCGCCGCTCGCTTGCGGCCACATAATCACCCACGGCTGCCGCGTCTCTCCGTTGGCCACGAATGTGAACGGGGCGTACATAGTGTCGTAGTTGTTGACAACAGCCGCAGTTGCCTGCGCAGGCGTCATTCCCATCGCCTGGGCCATCGCGAGAGCTTGCGCATACGTGCTGAGCAATCCGGGGTTGAAGCCGTCCGGTCCCTGCGCGCCGGGAGGCAGCGGAGCACCACCGATTGTTGCGGGCGTGGGCGCAATGGTGTACTGCGGATAGTTCGGCTGTCCGGGGATGTTGAACGCGAGAGCCTGCGCACCGGTGATCGTCACGGTAGTCCACACCGGCATCGAGCCAGGGACAGCCTTCCAGCAGCCGTACGCTACAGCCGGAGTCGCGGTGGTGATCGGATTCCCGCTGGGGTCCACCGACATACTCCACGTCTTGGAGAGCTGCGTCGAATCATAGCTATTGGGGCTGAAGCTCCCGGTTGCCGCAAGCACCTGGTCGGCGGTGTACTGTGGCAGGAGGTTCAATTCTGCCAATCCGTAGGCGGACATGATCGGCTGGGGAAGCGGCGCGGGGATCGACTGGAGGGCGGGAACGCTGGGTGTGCTCATGCGCGCTATGATACCCTATTTCCATGCCTAACGTCTTCCTTGGCGACATCGAGAACATCGGCAAGCACATCGGCACCGGCATCCTCCGCGCCGCCCCGCTGGTCGAGAAAATCTTAACCTCGAAGCCCGTCGCCGCCATCCCGACGTTCGGCCCCATCCTCTCGGAATTGGGGACGATCTTTTCGAATATCGAGGCCGCGAAGACCGCGCCGTTGACAGCCGCCGAGGTCGAAGAGATCGTCGCTTCGGTGGTCGCGGCGCTGCAAATCAAGTCCGCCGCGAGTAGCGCTGCCGCTGCCACGGCATCCCCGTCTTTCACCATCAGCACCCCCTAGGAGCCATATGAACCTCAAGACCAAATCAATCGCCGCTTTCCTCGTTCTTGCCGTGCTGCTGTGCGCCGCATGCGGAGCCGCCGAAGTCGTCACCGGCCTGGAGTTGGCCATCGACGCCGCCGAAGCCGTACTGCCCGCTATCGCAACAGCGGCGAACGTGCCGCCCGCAACGGTCACGCTGATCGATAATTACCTTGCCGCCGTCGCCACCGCGCTATCGCAAACTTCAGCGCTGCTCGCGTCGAGCCCGGCCTCGGGAACTGCGGTTGAAGCGGGCCAGATTACCGCGCTATTCGCGCAAGCTCTCGTTCCCGTGCTTCCGGCCGGTACGCCGCAAGCAGTCGCCGCCGCCGTCCAGGCCGTTGGCAACGCCGTGGCGAACTTCGTAGCGCAGTTCACAGCGACAACCACGCCCGCCGGTGGCACCGCGTTCGCGGCTGCTAAGCGGCGAGGCTCGGTGAAACTCACGAAGGGGCAGAAGGCGCAAGTTGTAGCGCTGAAGGCGCGCGCCGATGCCGTGCTGGCAAAACTCCCAAAGAGATGATGGCTCTAGGAAGGGCGCGGCTTGGCCACCCGCGCCCTTCCAGTTGCTCTGGCTATCGTGTTCTCTTCGGCAGTCTCCTTTCTTTAGATTCCTCCAGCCTATCAGAGGCAATAGCTTCCGATCTGCCCGCACTGGTACGGAATCGCTCGCCGCGTCGTGATCTTCTCAAGAACGAGCTGCGTCACGTAGGAATCGCCGACGCCAGCCTGCACGCCCCACCAGGCGTTTTCAATCGCGCCGTCCACCCATGTGCCGTTTGGGCCTTGTTCTGTGATGGCCTGGCGCACCGCGTAAGTTGGCGAAAGAGCCGCGGTGCCCATCACCACATCCATTCCGTTCGATGGCGTTGGGCGCACGATCAGCCCAAGCGTCTGGGCGCTTGGATCGCGGGCGCAAGCGTTCCAGGCGATGCCGAGAATCCCCGCGTAACAGTCCACCGAAGGGAACGAGAACAGCGCATCCTTTCCCACCGCGCCGCCGTTGATGTATGACGAATCGCCGTCCGGCGCTGAACCGAACGCCCCCACACTCGCTGGGGATTCGCTGATCGCCTGCCACGCGGCGTCTGAGCTTGGCGCCACTGTAGTCCAGGCGTTGAACGCGTTCGCGGCGGGGAAGTACGCCTTGACCTGGCACGGCCCGAGGCGCGTGTTATTGAAGCTCCCGGAGCCGTCAGAGATTACGATGTCGCAGATAGAGAAGCCATTGCCGGGCGTGAACGGCACGTTGGCCACGAGCTGGAAGATGGACGGCTGCGGGCCCCACGTGATGTTGGGTGCGCTGGGTTGCCCCGGATTCGTCGTGTCGAGCACATCGTTGATGTAGAGCGCGCACCATCCGTTGCCGCTTCCTGGAAAGTACCAGTCCAGGTCGACCGAATACCACGTGTTGAGCGCGAGTGCCGCCTGTGAAGTGTACACGAGACCGCCCAGTGTGGTGAATCCGTCGCCACCGATGTAGATGCGAATGCGCCCATCATTCGAGGCCGTGACGGTGGTAATGCATCCGGTGGCCGTGAGCCACGCGGCGATGTTCGATTCCCACCGCGAGCCGATATTTGAGATGGAGAGCGAGAGGCTCAAGCGCCAGTGCTGTTGAATGTCGAATGTGAGTCCGTAGAGCACCTGGAGGTTGGCTGCGTAATAGGCGTTCTGGTTGCGCCCGGCGGTGATCTGAAATCCGTAGCCAGCGGGGGTGTAGTTGTATTTCAGTCCGGCCCCGATGCCGATAGCGGCGGTGGTACACCAGGAGGCGGAGTCGGCGAAGCGGATGGCCACGGTACGATGGTACTATTGCGCCAACCAAACGTGCGTGGAATAATCCCTGCATGGCTTTCGACATCAAGAATCGATGGGACGATACAATCGTCTACCACTCCGAACTAACGCTGGATCTACGCGCCGCCGTCCTGGAAGCGCTGGACAGCGGGGCGAACCTCATCGAGGCGAACCTCAGCGGGGCGAACCTCAGCGAGGCGAACCTCAGCGGGGCGGACCTCATCGAGGCGAACCTCAGCTGGGCGAACCTCCGCGGGGCGAACCTCAGCGGGGTGAACCTCCGCGGGGTGAACCTCAGCGGGGCGAACCTCCGCGGGTCGGACCTCCGCGGGGCGGACCTCATCGAGGCGAACCTCCGCTGGGCGAACCTCAGTGACGCGAACCTCAGCGGGACGGACCTCCGCGGGGCGAACCTCAGTGACGCGAACCTCAGCGGGACGGACCTCCGCGGGGCGAACCTCAGCGGGGCGGACCTCAGCGAGGCGGACCGCAGCGGGGCGAAGTACGCTCCTGCAGATGTTTGC